GTACAACAAAACCCTGATCTTCTAACGACTTCTTAACTTCATCTTGAGTAATAGTATTGTCGTCTACGTATTGAGCTATACCTCCATTGTTGTTTAGGTAAGTAGTGATCTCTGCTTCGCTAGGGTTATAGTCACCAAATGCAGTTTCGGTATCGTCTCGTTTGCCTTGTACAAACCCAGCTACACCCGCGTTGTTGTTTAGGTAATCGGTAATCTCTTGTGAAGTAGGGTTGTAGTCCCCAAACAAAGCTGCGGTAGCGGTTCGTTTACCTAGTACAAAATCACCTATACCTGCATTGTTGTTTAGGTAGTCGGTAATCTCTTGTTCGCTAGGGTCGTAGTCCCCAAACAGAGCTTCGGTATCGTCTCGTTTGCCTTGTACAAACCCAGCTACACCCTCAGTGTTATCTAAGAACTGATCTATCTCCGCTGGTTTGGGTATGTAGTCTGTAGTAGCAAACGCAGCTTTAACCGCATTACGTTTTCTATCTAGTTCGGCTGCTGCTGCTTCTGCTGCTTGTTCCGCGTCGTATTCTGCTCTTAATCTAGTAACTTCGGCTGCTATAGCTGCACGTTGGTCAGCATCAAAAGTAGCTCCGCCTTCTCCGGCAAAGCCCATACCCATTATCGCTTTGTATATGCCATCATCAGAGTCATAACTCAGACCTAAATCTGATAAGTAGTAAGCTACCTCTCGTGGGCTAAGAGTTTTTTCGTTGTTCGCGGCAGCAAGGTCACGCCTAGCTTGTAGTATTTCGTCGTCGTTTATCCACTGTGTATCTGTAGCACTACGTAACCGCTCTAGCTGTTCTGGTGTAGGTGTAATGCCGTAGTTATCTTCCATAAAGGTAACACGTGCTGCATCATGGGCTTCTTTAGCTGCTTCATACCCTTGTTGCAAACGGTCATTCGCGGATACAGTATTATCTACACCTAGAAGACCCGCGTCAGCAAAATATGTATCAATAAGACGATCTAGCTCTGGATTACGTACGTTACCTTCACCGTTAGGGTTAGGGATAACATTCGACACACCGAGCTTGTTGATTAAAATACCTTCCGTCTCGTATCTATCGAGCGTTTTGGCATTCGTTTCTTCATCGGCATAGTGCTGTAGTCTTCCATCAATGTAGTTGGTTAGCTCATCTACAGGTAATTGCCAGTACGCATCAACCGCCCTATTGGTAAATGGCAAACCTGCGGAGGTGAATAAATCGCGGACACGTTGCTCTTTAATATCTCTAAGGTACGTACTAACGTTGTTGCTCGCGTACCTAGAGTTGTACGTATCATGGTCATAAGGATTACCAAGCTGGTAACCTATTACTACACCTGCTGCTAGCGCTGCATCTACCGCAGCACCCATACTTTCTGCGTCTCTAGGAACTTCATGTTGGGTGGCCAGCGCGTCCTCTAACTCTTGGCGTGTAAGGACTCTCTTGTCTAGGTCGTTTTCAAACTTGGCTAGGTCTCCCTGATACGCCCTTCCTGTGAATACCGGCTCGTCAAATATAGCGTTGTAGAACTGCTCATACCCCACCGAGCCTTTAGGTAGGCTTGACGCATCCAAAAGCGCTAATGCCTCCTCCTGATTTGGGCGGAAAAACCCACCCTGTATAGTGCTCCAGTTATGCTCAGAAGTAGGCGGTGGTTCATTAGCAATTGAGTCATCGCGGTCAGCTTGCTCTTGCGCTATGCGGGCTATCTCGGCTTCTACTCTAGCTCTGTTAGTGCCTGAATTTAGCGTAGCAGTCATAGCAGCTTCAGAGCTAGAGCTGGTCGCGTTCGCTCCCGTAATTATTGCTTGTATGTCTGCGGCTGTAGGGGTGTAGTCTGGGTAAAGTCTAGCGTACTCAGCAACTGCTTCTTCCTCAGATATAACCATACCGTCAAATAGGCTAGTGTACCGTTGTTTAAACTGCGCCTGAGTTCTATTATCGTAGTCTAAAGAGGCTTGTAGTTGTGTAGCATAGTCTTGCGCGTAGTTGTAGGCTTGCTCTTCTGTCCACCCTAGGTCGTCTTGGACAAACTGCCTCCACTCGTCAATAGTCATTTTACTATCAGCGGAGTCTGGAGTGACGATTTGTGTCATTTCTCGCGTTGTTTGTGCGGCTATATCTTCTTCCGAAGCGGCTAAAAACGCATCTATGCCCATACCTCCAGTAGATACAGCCTCTAAATCTGCTATAGAGGGTTCATACTCGGGGTGACTTATTCTAAACTGCTCTCGCGCATCATCTAGCGATATAGCCTTATCAAAAATAGACCCGTCTGTAAGACCTTTTGTCGCATTGGTAAAAGTAACCACGTCCCCATTGTCTATCGCTGCCAGATGCTCTTCGGCGGTTTTGCTGTATATGTATTCATCGGCTTGGTCGCGGCTCATACCCGCTTTAGTCATTTCTGCACGTAAGAATAAATCTACTGACCGTAAATCCTCTTCTCTGGGTTCTATATTAGCCGAGTCAAAAAATTCTTGATCGCGAAAACTAGGGTCATTCCTTGCGGTTACTTCTGTTATTTTTTGTAGTGCCGATACCGCTATATCGTCATAAGTACTGACACTAAACGTGCTGCCCTCGTTGGTTAGGGGGCTTCCGACACTGAAAAAGTTTTGCCCGTTGTACTGTTCATATAACCGCGAACCAGCTACGTACTGGCCCGAGGCGGTTATACTAGCGTTAAATACTTCAAAACCGTACAAGCGAGTCGGCCCGTTCTGTATAGTCCGCTGCCGCACTATATATTTTTTGTTTGTGCGCGGGTCTATTAAACGCAAACCCCAATTTGTGTCCTGCGCGTAACTTGAACCTTTATAGTGATAGTATGGGTTTGTAACTTTAAACCCACCCGTATTGTTTGTCGGGCTTTCTATGCTGTGGTAATCTATAAGTGTTCGTGGATTTGTGGCGTCCCAGTACAAAGAGTTAGGTATTTTAGATCTAATATCCATGTACCTAACATCGCTTACAAAGCCGTCCCCGTCAAATAACACGTTCCCGTGCAACAAATTAGTAGCTTTAGCTTGAGTAACATCGCCAAGAACGCTGTGTATCCCACTGTTACTACCACTACCTTCACTTTTTAATATTTGTGACGCGACTTCCCTATGGTACCCGTTGTGCAGTTTTGCTTTTTCGAGATACCACTCCCAGTCTGGTACGTCTTTCCACTCACCATCAATTTTTTCGCGTTTGTATTTTATAGTGCCAGAGCCGTCTTTGGGGTAACGCAATTCTTCAGGGTCTTGTAATGGTGCCCAACCGTACCCCGGAATGATGGTCTTCGTATTTGCGAACCTTGTAAACGAATCGACTACTTCTTTATCGCGGGCTATTGACTCCCGCATAGTAATCTTACTTCCGGGGTTGATTGGGTCGTCAACTAACTGCTCAAACCTAGTACTTACTCGCCCGTTGTTATCTGTCGATGAATTAAGTACTTTAAACTCCGCCCCAGTGAGTTTGTCTATAAATGTACCACCTTCGTTTACTGTGGTCTCGGCCCCACCTATACTTATGTCCCTAGTTGATACAGGAACCCACTGAGTTTGGGTACCAATGCCGGTAATAGGCTGGTACGTCTTCTGAGTTGCCGGATCGTAGTACAGGTCTGACGCAGAAGTAGTGTCCCCCGTATAGCTTACGGTTGGGAAAGTGTCGAAATTGGGCGGTGGCAACTCGCCAAAGTCAGAATCTACGTTGTCATCTGAAGTTTGTACAATACTATCTAAGTAGCTAGCGTCATTAGCGGCACCTATTAATGCGCTTGTAGTATCAAAGTCTAGCCCAATGTCTGAAAAAGCGTTGTACAGGTCGCGCTCCCCACCATCGTACATCGACATCCCACCTACAGCACGCACAGTATCCGCGTTAATGTTGAGGAGCAAGTTAGCCATTGGGTTGCCAGCGTCGTACTGTTCTTGTCTACCTGTAAGCGTTTCAAAAGAAGGTAACTCGTTCTCTAAAAGCGAGCCTACACCTTCTAACGTACCTGTAATTGGGCCAGCTACAATCGCACCCATAAAACCGTTAAACAGGACATTACCTGTAACATTACGGTCAGGATCCCACTTTAATAACATACCCTCTAAGTTGTTGGTTATAAGTGCTTCTTCAGCGAACTCTGCTATGGTTTCTTTACCTGCTACCTTACCAGTTTTTGTTAGCCAAGCGTCAAACTGGCTAGTTATTTTACTCGCGTACGCATCGTATGCTTTTATAGTTTCACTAGTCGGAGCGGCGTCATCAAACTTATTACCAAGTCTAGCTTTTTCAAGTGCAAGTCCCCCCACACCCATTAAAGCGGCGGTAGTCATAGCAGCAAAATAGCCATTTCTCTGGGCCATATCCATGGCGTAAGCGTCAGCCATTTCGGTTATCTGCTGGTTGGTATAGTCGTAGTACCCGGCGTCTCGACGTTTTGTAATTACGTCATTTATTATGGCGAACGACTCGTCGTATGCCCCTCCTGCCGAGCCACCAGCACTTTCGGCGACGTCTAATGCGGCTGCGGTAGTTAAACCTGTACGGGCGGCCCACACCTCCGCTTGGTTTTTAGCGTAGTTTTTAGCTGCTGCCTTACCAACTACTCCACCTAGCCCGCCCGCAGCTAGTGTTACTGACTCTTCTACAAGCTCGCTATATAGTACTTCACCTAAAAACGCTGCGGGTTGTGCCTCGTATGCCCCTCCGAGTATCTGCATAGTGCTCCACACAGCCTCATTAACATAGGGAGTACTAGGGTCATCTTCGGCGCGAACAGCCATCAATTCGTTTAATTCTTTAGCTTTCGCTTTCCACTCTTCTGTTTTAGCGCCTTCAGATAGGGTTATAACATCTTTGGCCCAGCGGTTTAGGCGTGTGTTCTCTATATATGCACTATCTATATCGTGGTCAATTCCAGAAGCGTCAAGGCCGCCAGCTACTACGTATAACATACCGTTAAAGGATTGAGTTATATTAGCTATCGCCCCGTCTGTAATCGCTAACGCGTTAGTGGCGCCGTCTGAAATGTTTTTGTATACTTGAGCGCCACGTGTATCTTCAAAATCTAACGGGACTTGATCTCTTGTAGCTATATTAGCCTCATAAAAACTATTTATATCCTTGATGAGATCACTGGCGGTGTAGTTCCTAAACGCTGCTATATTTTCAGCGCTTCTTTCTTTGTGCGACTCAATAATCTTGCCAAAAGTGTACGCTGACGTACCAACAAACCTTTTACTGCCTTCTATTGCGGCGTCAATTTTTCCTTCAACGTACGCATTCCTATCGGCTAACGCCACTTCAGACTCATCTAAATCTGCTAAAAACTCATTCTTTAAGTTCGTGCCTATACTACCCATGAACTCCCAAAAAGTTTCTGGGTTGCTGCGTCGTACGTCTTCTAATGAAACCCCACCGTCAACTACCGTATCTACCGCGCCAGACATGGCGTCCCACATGGTGACGTCTTTACCTTCGGCATCAGTTAGCTTAGATACGTACTCGTTACGCCCGGTAACTGGGTTATACCCTACACCCCCACCGTTTAACACGTCTACCCAATCTACACCTTCGGCAAGCTCTATGTCCGCTGGACGTAGGGTACCGCTATTAATAAGGGCTTCTGCATCGGGTATATTAAAGTCTTGCGATAGGTAGTTATCGAACTGGACGGCTGCGCTACTTACAGCATCCGCGTATACGTCCGGTATGGTTACAGTATACCCAGCCGCTTCCTCTTTAGTTGTTGGGTTTCCGTCAGCGTCAATATAGGTATACGTAAATAATTTAGACGGGTCTACTTTGCCAAGGTCGTCTATAAAGTTTTCTTCTATAACGGTGTCAACAATCTCGTTAAATCTATCGAGTTTGGTGGTATCTTGCCCATCTTCACTAATTAAATATTGTACAGTCGCGTTCTTACCTCCCACTGACTGTATAACCTGATCTCTAAACAAAGCTAGTGCTCTATCGTTAGCGGCTTGTTGTTGTATGTCAGAAGTAAACGCGCCTGTGCGGGCACCTACTTGTAGGTAATGTGTATACGCGTCTATCTCTTCATCGGATATGCCGTTTATGCGTTTGTATTCTTCCGCGTCAAAACTCGGCGCTATAGCCTCTACCGTCGTTTTATTTGTTACTTCTACTAACGGAGTTAAAGCCTCGTTCATATCGTCTATATCAGAGATTAAGTTGTTCTCTAATGGTTGTAACTCTACTATTAAGACGTCACGTTCGCCTTCTAACTCACCTAATCGGGCGTCTATTACGTCTAGTTCGGGAAACGCTAGGCGAGAATAAGTAGACATATCTCCTAGTAGACGTTGAAGGTACTCCTCTTGCCTACGCACCTCTTCGTATGAAGGGGCGTCAATGTTTTGCTGCTCTAAAGTATAGGCATATAACTCAGCGGGGCTTTCAAATTCCTCGTACCCCGGGGATATGCCCTCATACCCTGTTATGTTCCCGTCAGCGTCTCTAACTGGGTCTGTCAGCGCACCTAACCACTCGGTTCTAGCAGCTATATAGTAGGGATTGTCTGTCTCAAACTTAGTGTTTGCTTCCTCATACTTAGCCTGTTTCTCTAGGTATTCTCCAGCCAGCGCATTTCTTTCATTAAATAATAAAACTGTCTCGTTATCTACCGCACGTATAAGTTCGAGCTTCTCATTTACTTTAGCGTACGTACCTGTAACAGTGTCCACCGCAAACTTCATTGCGTTACCGGCAGAGTCCACTACATCAATAGACCCCATAAACGAGGCTAACTCATCAAATAGCTGCTGTTGTGAGTGCTCGTCCATGGCGGCCAACATATAATTAGCTGTAGCGAGTCCAGATTCTTCGTTAAGTCCATTTACTAGCACGTTAGCAACGGACTGCTGTACTGCGGGGAGCAGTATCCCTGCGTATTCTTGCCCTAAATCACTATCCCAATCTATGCCGGGTATTTTATCTAGCGTTTTATTTAAGAATTTACCTGTTATTAGCGATTTTGTTGCCGCGTTTGCTAATAGCTCAGGGGTTATTTCTTCACCTTGTAACTCCGCAGCTAGAGATACACTTATTAAGTCTTGTGCTATTTGAGGTAGCATTTTTAATTCTGTTACAGCCTCAAAAATTACAGTATCTTTACCGCCCTGCTGCACAACTTTTGGTACAGTCTTTACGGTGCCATCTTCTTCAAACACATTTTGCTCGAAGCTAAAACCACCTTTCTCTTCTATATACCCCATAACCTTAGAGGTAGCCATCTGAGAGCCAGCTAAGAACACACCCTCTACGAACCCTTCTCCAAAGTTATCACCACTTACAAAAGCAACTGTGCCCTGTACGGTGCCTTGGGTTATCATATTCTCTATAGCAGCTTGTACCCCCGCGTTAGAGGTAAAATTAGCTGCATAAGTGCCCGCCGCGTCACCTACTACCCCACCGATTTGTGGTGCGTAGTTAGCTGTAATGTAGGAAGTTACCCCTGCCTTAAGCGCGTCGGAAAAATCACCGCCTCTGGCTAACACATAACTCGCGTCTACCATCCACTTCCAAGCTAAATACGTACCGCCAGTTGCTACAATCATAACTGTGTCGAAAATAAACTTGAGCGGGTCTTCCAAAATCCCGTTTACAACACCTTTTTGGAACTCGTGTACTGGCTGTATTATTTCATCGTCTATCCAACGCCCAGCGTCTCTTATGGCGTCTTCAAGACCGCCGTGAAACAAAAAGTCGTTAACGTCCTCAGTAAAGTCGCCGATCCAACTCATACCGAGACCTAGTGGTTCGAGTACCTCGTCCCGAAACTTATCTAAGCCTGTTATCTTGCCGACGTAACCACCGCACATAATCTAGTCCTGTACCTTGTATTTGTATAGGCCACCTAAGTGTTCATAACCTATGTTTTCAAGTAACACGCCAGTTTTTTCTGCATCTAAACTTGTAGACACCCCAGAGTATATTTCCGATACTCCTTTACTTTTAGCGAACTCAATTAGTTTGTCTATTAGTTTTGCTGCCGCAGGGCCGCCACGATATTCTTTGGCTACATACCATAAATGGTCGCACACGCGTAACTCGTCACTAAAAAAGTAAGGTACTACTTCAGCAATGACCATACCTACGGGAATGCCATTATCCTCAGCTACGTATACACAAAAAGAATTGCTAGATACAGCTACTACCCCAAAATCACGTACTTTTACTGGGTTCCATTCTATACCTGCGAATGCCGTCTCCTCGTGCATAATCTTACCTAACGCAACGAGAGGCTTTATGTCTGATAAACATGCTTCTCTAACTGTTATGTTCATTTTTGTTTTTTCCCAAGTAGAGTTTTCCCAAAAGTAACGCGCCCCACGTAGGTCTTCTTACTTGGTTTTTCTGCAATACCTCCCTTTGAGCCGTACTTGGTTAGCACAGGAAGTATTTTTAAAAACGCACCTAAGAAATTTTTGTCCGTACTGGTAAACAGAACACCGTGTACCCCGCGCTTTTGTAGAACGGCTAAATACTTAATTAAGTTTACATGTAAATTACTCTGCGCGTCCATGTTATACATGTGAGATACTGCTTCTCTACGACCATCTTTTTTACCTTGGTTGTAAGCAAACAGCGTGTTGTTTATTTGTACAGTCCTTGTTTTTGGGCTTCCTAAATACGAACCAAGCGCCAACATAGAAACTTCGTTCCTAACACCCATATTTTCTAACGCCCCCAGAGTTATTTCTGGTGGTACAAGTACCTTCTGCTTATGATCTACAAGTTCCATGCTGCGCTCCTAGTTAAGGTTTTTCAGGCCAAATAATTTCTTCGTATGTGGTTGCCGATGCGTTAGTTACCGGCATATCACGCAAAGCCTGCCTATAAGTAACCCACTCTGCTTTCTTAGCGTCTGTAAGAGGTGCATCAGCCAGTTGAGTTATATCGCTTTCTTGTAACAAGTCCTTTCTTATTCTGCGCATCTTACCTACATAAGTTTCTGCGGCAGCGGCTAAAGCGGCAGCAACGTCGCCACTATCTAGTAAGTCTTGTATGTTAGGCATCTGATAATCCTGAGTCGTTAAATATCATCCAAATGTTAGCGGCTACTGCTTGTAGCATCATAGTGCCACCGACAGCTAACGTAGGGTTATTAGTAAACGGAGTTAGTGTCAAGCTAGGAAAATAGTATATCGTTTGCGCTGTACCACTACCATCTCTGTCTATCGTTAAAGCGCCTCCAGCAGCATTACTTATCTGAAAAATGTCGCCTATATTGCAAGTAGTTGTACTAATATCTGAGGACGCTGTACAAGCGGGCAATTCAAATTCAAGTGCTCCGCCTGACACTACAATCATGTTCTGGCCTCGGTATTGT